TTGGAATGAGTACGGGGGTATATGAGATTATTACTGAAGGGGGGATATTTACTTGGATTTCAGATACTTCCTGGATGGGGGTAGATAATGATAATAAGCTAGAAGGTGATAATTTAACTGGTTTGTTGGGGGCTATTGATTATGCTATTTCTGTTGGTACTGGTCTTTATCAAAATTATGAGGATATCCAAGATTTGATCGGCAGTGTAGAAGATTGTTTGGAGAAATTTAATACTTTAGAATCTTTTCAATCAGGGAATGCTGCTGACCCCAGAGCCACTTTAGACACTTCAGCGGCTGATGAATTATTTGATTCTATGTATGCTGGGGACAAGGAGACTCTTGCAAAGGCTATTGATTTTATTTCTAAGTGTGATGCTACTGCTGGTACTATTAATAACATTTTAGAGTCAAGAGCAGAGGATCCTTCTCTGGAACCGTGTTTCTTAGATTCTTCTGAGCTTGATCCCTTCCTTGATCAAACTACTTATACAAGATGTTCCTTAGAGGACCCTGAAGTTGGACGAGAAGAACAAGAAGTATTCAGACTTACTTACGGACCTCCTAAATCTTCTGCTGGTCAATATGTGTTAACCTCCGATGGACTTTATTACGATTCTCAGTCGGGCGGGTTGGATCCCGTATTCCTAGCTATTTCGGGAATAGTTCCTATTGGAGATCAGTGGAAGTATGATTATGATCCCAACCTAGGCGGCAAAGGTCAAACAGTCTCTATTAAGTCTCTAAACCAATTTACAGATAATATTTTTGATCCTAATAGAATTGATGATAGTAAAGGTCTGCAATTGTATTATGACGAGGATCACTTCCTTTCAGTACTGCAACAACAACGAAACAAACTAGTTTATGATTTGTCTGCCGATTTGCAGACTTTTATTGATGATGGAGAAGCCTTATCAGTTATACAAAACCAAAGGCAATTAATTATTTCTGAAATTGCTAATCACAATAGTAAGATAAATAGAAGAAAGAAACAAATTGAAGTAGCTATAAAGGCACCGCAGATTTATGGGGACTTAAGTGGGCCTAGGTTTGCTCCTGGAGAGGTGCCCATTAATGATTTTTCATACTTAGCTGACTATAACTTAGCAGTAGACTTTGAAAAACAGAATGCCTTGATTTTTAAGCAAGCAGATGTTGTAGGCATTGTTTTGCCTATTGATGCTAAGTTTGCCAAGACAAGTGCAAAACCCCCTTCTTTATCTATTGAACATTTAAATGTACCTACAGTAGGAAAAGGTTCTATTCTTTATTCTCCTTCGTCTGCAAATGCTGGAACTGTCCTATCCTTGAATGATCAGATTGTAAATACAGATTTGTTTGCGATATATAATTTTCTTGAGACCACTCTAGAATTACCTTCTTCAGTTGATTTCTCTGTAACAAACTGTGCTACTGAAAATATGTATAATAATGCTCAATTAGTGGGATCATCTAAAAGAACAGTATTTGTATCAGGTTTAAGCATTCCTTACCTTGAAGGTATTGTTAAGAACAAATCTACAGATACTGCTGCTGCCTCCGCTCTTGGATCCTACGCAAAGCTGCCTGACACCAAAGAGTTCCAAGATCTAACTTATTCGCCAAGTGGATTTACTATGGAATGTTGGGCTCACATTCCTGATATTATGGATGGGGGTATTGGGTGGCTTAGTTCTACAGCGTCCTCACTAACAAAAGTTCTTTTGGCTAGTGATAATGTTGGTGCTGCATCTGGGGCATCTGCTTTGGATCGCGTTGGAGCCGAGCGAGATTTAGATTTCTTGGAAAATAAAAGAGGTGAGCAGTTTGTCCGAGGAATGGTTTGCGGCTTTACTAGAGATAGGAGAATTACAGAGGCTGGGTATGGGTTAGGATTATCAGGGTATAGTAATAATAATTACGATAACGACCCAGCATCTTCGTTGAGTTTCTTTATAGCCCCAACTCAAGCTAGAGACTCTTCCTCTGCTTCTTGGATTAATAGCGATGATTGTCAAGACTTGGAAACCTTCCATAAGATGAAGGTAGATCTCTCTGCTACAGCCTTTGGGAGTGTGTCTTCCCAGTTTGTTCTTATTGATATAGCCTGTGATCCTACTACAAATACTATTAAGATGTTTGCTGATGGTTCGTTAGTTGCTACTTCATCTATATCAGCCGTATTCGGTGTCGATATAGGAATCCCGCCCAATCTACCCTCCTTTAAGAAAGATAATAGCTTCCAGTACTCTTCTACTACGGTGGATGGTCCTACGGTACTTAAACAAGGACCGTTACTAAATACTTTCTATACTCCTTGGATAGTTGGGGGAGGCTATACAGATGGAATGTATAGATATGGGAATTTCTTGGGAGGAGATCGTGGGGGAATAACAAGTGGTCTTCGTGGTCACATAGGAAGCTTGAAATTTTACTCTAGAGCCCTAGATAATGCAGAAGTTTTAAAGAACTACAAAGCCCAACAAGGCTTCTTCAAGAATATTAAGATGTAATGGCAGCTAATCAAACAGTTTCAGTTTTTGGAAGTATACCTCCTAGGTATATGAAACAAGGACCAGTCTCCCACAGGCAGGAGGTCTACGGGTTATCTTTCCCTCTAGGATCTTCTCCAGGAGGAGGGTTCTTTTCAAAGCGGTCTGGTGTTGTTATGATTAGGGAAGCAGTTAAGCAGCTTCTTTTAACAGAGAGGGGGGAGCGAGTTATGCTTCCCAATTTTGGGTGCAATCTAAGAAAATATCTTTTCCAACCACTGGAGGAAGCTACTTTCGAATCAATCAAGAGAGAGATTCAATATTCATTTAAGAATTATATTGTAGGAGCCAAGATTGCAAAATTAGCTGTCTTTCCTTTAGGAGAAGCAGGACCAGCAGGGGGAAACTCACTTAAAGTAATCTTATCATTAAAATTAGATACTGCTGATTTAGAAACATTTGATGTTGAGGTAAATATATCATGAACTTTTCTGGAACTATTACATCGGACTTTATGAAGTTAGCAGAAGTCCCTGTAGTAAAGAGACCTTCTCTTATTAACTTTGCTGCTACCGATTTTCTTACTCTTAGGAATTCTCTAATTGATTATGCTAAGGCAGTTTATCCTAGAGATTATAAGTATTTTGTAGAATCTGATTTAGGAATGATGTTCCTAGAGCTTGTGGCTTACATGGGATCTGTTATGTCCATGAAAGCTGATATGCTTGCGAATGAGAACTTCTTAGCCACAGCCACACAGCGACCTAGTGTTAAAAAGCTTTTACAGCTAATCGGAATTCGTATGAAAGGTCCTCTTTCTTCGGCTGCTGATGCTAAACTTACTGCCACTCAGACAGTTGGATCCACTTTATTGATTGGGGCAGCAGACAGAACAATTGAAACTACATCTCCTGAAGATGGAGGAGCATTAACTTTTACTTTATATAAAGTTGTCAATGGTTTAGTGGATACGATAAATTCTGCTGGATCAATTACTCTTAATAATTCAGAAGGACAGGGATCTCCTGTAACAGTTTTTGAAAATGTGGTTTTACAAGAAGGAGCTTTAGTTAAAGATACAGGTAGCTTTGCTGCTACTGAGGGGGTAAAGACAATTAAGCTCACTAAGGGTCCTGTTGTAGAGGGCAGCGTTCAGGTATTTACTACTGGACCTAACTCTACCAAGAACGGAGCCTTTGTTGAAGTGCCTAATGTGTTCTTCGCTTCTGGATCTTCTGACAAGATTTTTGAAGTTATCTACGATGATGATTATTTGGCTACAGTGGTTTTTGGAGACGGCAGCGTTGGAGTATCACCAGACAATACCTCTAACTATTCTGTCTTTTATAGAGTTGGAGGAGGAACCCGAGGGAACATAGGGAAGAATACTATTAATAATAATATTTCTGTTCGTATTACTGGGGGCTCACCAACGGTGGATACTGTTTCAATAACAAACACTTCAAAAGGTACTGGAGGTGCAAATGCTGAGACTTTAGATCATGCTAAACGATTTGCTCCTTTAAACTTTAGAAGACAGGATCGCTTAGTGACCTTAGAGGATTATTCAGTGTTTGCTAACACCTTTATCAGTACTTTTGGAACTGTGGGTAAGGCTACTGCGGCAACCAGACAAGCATACTCTTCTGCTAATATAATTGACATTTATGTTCTAGAGAAAGCATCAGATTTACAGTTGCAACGAGCAACTACAAACTTTAAAACTCAATTACTAACTAATATAAACAAAAAGAAAATGGCAACTGATGATGTTGTTATTGTGGATGGTCTTATTAGAACTTTAGACTTAGTAACTACAATCCGAATTGATAGAGAAGAGGAAGAGAATCAGGATCAAATCAAAGCAAGAGTTAGAGATAAGATCTTGACCTACATGAATGTAGATAATCGTGAATTCGGAGAAGACTTTAATGTATCTGAAATGAATAGGCAAATCTTTGAAGTGGATGAGGTTAGGTATTCCACCATAGATAATGTTGAAAAAGATATTACAATTGATTTCAATGAAATTGTTCAACTGAATAATTTAACAATTAATATAGTATTATTAGATTAATGGGAGACAGTAAGTACACACCAAATCCTAGAAAATACTACAAGACAAACTTTGTAGATCTAGTGGAACTTATTACCCCTGAGGTGTATAGGACGGAGGATCTAACTCTAAGTGGGACTGAGATAAACCCTGTTTCCCAGGTAATAAATTCTCATATAAATGTTGCTGCAAACATTTCTAATGTCATACCTTTATCGGGGGTGGCTAATAGCCAAACTAGTGCTTTAGGAAATATCAGTGGAATATCTCAGTACTTCGTAAAACAAAATGGGTTGACTAAGATTAATCCTTTCTTATTTGAAAGTAAGATTTTGCTTCCCTTGGGAACCACTTTATCAAACTACGATACGAGCGCAGAGTTCACTACCTATTTGTCTGGGACTTTGCTTCCTATGATCATACCCCCGACTCTTACTGAGGTAAACCCACTTCAAGCTAACATAGGTACGCTCTCAGCGTTAACGGGGAATGTAAATGCTAGTAGTGTTCACAATTACTTAGTGGATAATTTGGGATGGATGTATTTCTTAAATACTTCCGCTGATGGAGGGTTAGATTATTCTCCATCGAGCTATGTTCTTAGCTCTTTAAATTCTTTATATTTAGGAAAGACTTTGGAGACTGTTGATGGTGTTAAAGGATTAACAGAGTATCTATGGAGAAATATCGAAACTTGTTCTTTCGGTGCATATATTCCTGTTGATTTTATTTCTGGAACAGCGGATGGTATTACGGAAGCTAGTGCGGGAATTCTTCCAACATATACTAGTGGAACCCAGAAACTTGATGCTCTTCAAACTTTAATGGATGTAGTTTATTCCCCTCTCTATATTGACGAGCAGGATTATACTGTTAAGTCTGCGTTTGATAATTATATTGATGCGTCATTAATGTTATCGAACAGAGTAGCTAAGGGACCTCATAGAAAGTTTACTAATCTTATGGGGTACGAGTTTGCTGATCTTACTAATGAAATTGAAAATATTGGTTTGATTTATGATATTGAAAATGTTAAAGATGAGTATATCCAGTACATAGCAGACCTTATTGGATTTAAACTTCGTGGTAATTCTCCTTCTAAGTGGAGACACCAACTACGATTAGCGTTAGATCTTTATAAGCAGTCAGGAACTTTAGGAGCTATTCAAGCAGCCATCAATGCGTTGATTGTTGATTCCGTTTTTGATGTCTCTGGTAAGGTGGATGAACTTTGGGAGTCTTATATTCCTCAATTGATTTGGTATGCCTTAGGAACAGAATCTCCGTTATTTAAAGACTTAAATACTTGGACTCCTGGATTAGCTGATCAAGCAGGAATTATTTCGTACAGCACTAGTAGTCTAGAAGAAAATATTAAAATAGTTATTGATAATATTCTGTTAGATTTATATAAAGCTTTCCCTGATAATTTCCTATTCCATGGACAGAAGTTTGCTGTACCTGAGTTATGGGAGCTTGATAGTAATGGATGCAAGACGAAACTGTATACTATTATTAATGAACCAAGAATGAAGCCGTTCCATATCCATACTTATAACAGTAATGGATATCAAGCTTACAAACAAGATGCTAAACTGTTTGGGGAGAGTAAGGCTTTTGAGGCTGCGACAGGGTTTGGTGCGTTAGGTTCTGGTGTGTACATGGCGGGGTCAGAACATCCAACTACGGGAGAGAGACCAACCTATCTTAAGCCAGAAGGAGATTTGAATTTCCTATTTACTTATAGAGATAAACAAAACTATCCTCTGCCTCCGTTTGAGGAAGTAAAATACTATAGAGATTCTACTGTCACTGCTGATCTGGTTGCTTTATTGGTAGAAAGACTTAAGTGTTTCAGAGTAAAAGATAGTTTTGCTGATGAGGTTGGTAATTATATTCTTAGTAGTGCAGTAACAGATGATTCAGACCTTGGTGCTTTGAATGAGATGCTAATGTTCTTCAGTTCAGTTCAGATTCCATCAAACTTTGATGATGTGATGCTGAGTATCTCCGACTATGAGAAGAACTTGTTGGGCTTGTGGAATGGAAAGTCCTCTCACCTCTTCATTAACTTTAAAGATACTGATTTTGATTTTGCTAAAACTACTTTAGAGGGTGATGGAAAGTATGCTTTGTATGAAGCAGCTAGAGTAGCAAGAGAGTTCTCTCCTGCTCATGCTATCACTAGAGTAAACCTAACTGCAAGTGCGGAAGATTCCCTTTCTACTTCAAGTACTAAGTGGGAATACTTAGGTTTTGATAAAGATGATAATAGAGCCTCCTATACTTCAGCCTCTGTTCTAGGAAACTTCGAGTATAGCGGAGTCTCGATGGGCACAGTTGCACCAGGAGATAATGATGGGCGAGGAGGATTAAATACATTTAAAAGAGGTGATGTTGATAATATTAGAGATTCCCTCCTAAATTCAACTACGAATGTTGCTGCTTTTTCAAATGTAGGAAGACGAGCCCTTAGGAGGCGCAACCTCAAGTACCTCCTCCCCCATGAAGGATACTACGATAGGACTGGATTCAATTCTCCTGTGAATTGGGATCTAGAAGCTCAGAATCCAAATTTATTCGCTTACACTGAGGATCTTGGAGGCTCACCTGGGCTAGATATGGGTGTGGCTCCTACAGGGGGAAGTTCCATTGATATTAAAGGAGAGTATTGGTACGGTAATCCAGGAAACTTAGGTACTTTTTCATCCACATTAGAAACAAATCCTTTTGGTGGACCCTCTTCTACGGATTTTAGTTCGACAGAGAGTGCCGGGGGTCGGGGAGCTATATTTGCATATGGACTTAATACACAGAGGAATCCTGTGTATAGGGCAGCTTATTATACTATATTCAGTTTTTATATTAAGAAGCCAGCAACAAATGCTTCTGATGAATTTAGATTAAACATTTACGATTATACTACAGACTTTTACTCTAATGAAGTTACCTTCGGGTGGAGTAATGGTGGGGCTGGTACTGTAGCAGTAGTAAGTGAAAGTACTTGGCCCGATATAAACTCAGGTTATGTGGAGGATGTGGGAAATGGTTGGTATAGATGTAGTATATCTACAAGCGGTTTAGGGGCGAGTGGCCCTGGAACAGATGACCCGCAGAC